CAAGCTACCTATCAAATTAATTTTGATGATTATTGTAAGGGGGAAGAAGAGGAGAAATGATAACATATACATTTACAGTACTAGGTGGACAACCTGAAAAAAAGATTGAAGCAATGAGTTTAAAGAAAGCCACTAAAAAATTTCAAGGTGGTGACGCAGAAGAAGTAACAATAGAATGGACAAGCCGTAAAGGTAATCCAAGCAGTAAGATAATTAAACTACCATACAAACCTAGATCAGAAAGGAAAGGAAGACTATGAGTAAAAATGAAAAACTAAAAGTTAGAAAAAAATTAATTAAAAAACTACCAGATATATACAACATAAGAAGAACATTAGAAGATTGTATAGAAAAAAAACTAAAAGGTAATGTAACAGACTGTGGTACTTGGCTAGATTTTAGTGGTGCTGATGTTGCCTTTGAATTAAAAGGTAAAAGATATAATATTGAAATAAATGATATAACAAAGGAGAAATAATATGGCAGATAAATGTACAGGTTGGGCAATAGTTGCAACAATGGAAAGACCAGATGGTACTTGGTATACTGATACCATTACAGAGATAGATAATAGCACAGCTTCAAGTGTTGATAGTTTTTTAACTGAGTACTGTGAAGATAAGGAGAAAAGTAAACATGAGCAGTAGAATAACAAAGAAAAAAGTAAAAACTTTTTTAAATTTAAGATTTAGAAAAGAACCACTGATGATGTATGATGATACATTAGATGTAGCAGTAGAAGTTATACAAGACTTTTTAAACTGTGATCCAATGGATGTTGGTAAATTACAAGCTAATACATATGATACAATATATAATATAGAAAGGGAAATAAAGTAGCATGCGAAGTTTTATAGAAAGTTTTATAGATGTTGGATCAGGATTTATTCTGGCAATATTAATACAGTTATATATATTTCCACTCTTTGGATTATATCCTACAATCATGGATAGTATAGGAATAGCTTTAATATTTACAGCAGTATCTATTACAAGATCATGGTTATGGAGATTGGTTTTTACAAAATATAAAAAATCCCAAGCTACCTATCAAATTAATTTTGATGATTATTGCAAGGGGGAAGAAGAGGAGAAATGAACTTAAACACAAAAGAAAAATGTACAATCAGAGATCTAATTAAGATTGAACTTAGGTCTCTAGACAAGGAAGACTATGGAAAATATAAATACTACCCACATGAATACGCAGAATTTCTTATTAGGTTAGGTAAAAAATTTAGATTAGACATACAACAAAAAGTAAAAGCTAAGAAATTATATAGGAGCTAACGCACAAAATACAGAGGCATTTGCTTATGACAATAGAATACAAACACCCGTCTTACTGGACAAAATTAAAAAAGGAAAACCCAGAGTATCACAATGGGACTCTTCCACCATTAAAAATAATAAAGTACAGAAAAAAACAAAAGCACTTGACAAATAAACAAAAGTGTGGTATAGAAAAAGAGAATGAAAAAATACAAAATTAGATTTTATGGCTTTGGTATATTTGGTACAACTGAAATGTTATTTAATACAGAGCCAACCATAGAAATGCTTGAAGATACATTAGCATTGCATATGGATAAAGGATTAGCAAAAATAGAATCAGATACTTTTTATTCTGGTACAAGATTTACAATTACCTATGAAGAAGATTCTAATAATATAAAAAAAGAAAAAGAAAATATTTTAGGTACTTGGGTATGAATTTTAGTCAACAGCTGGAAGTAATATTATGAGTAAAATTAAAAGTCTTTTAAAATATGACAAAGATAATATAGATAAAGGTGATAGAAAAATTTTTATCACATGGAGACATTGGGGATTTATTATTAATACTAAAATTCCTGCAGCTAAAAATAAAAATCTTCAAATTTATGTAGCTAAATTTAAAAATCTTTTTAGATTCCCTGGTACAGATTGGGTATACTTTCCTAAAATACGTGTATTATATGAAAAGATTATATTTGGTGAAGTTAAAGAATATTACGAGGAATTAAAAAGAGATATGCAAAGTAAAGATTATAAATTTACTGAAAATAATAATTATAATATTACGCATGTTAGATTATTAAAAAAAGGTGGCAATAAATATTTTAAATGAATTTTAAACAACAACTAGCAGTGGTCGAGGGACTATTAATTCCACCAGATACAGAGATGAGAATGGATTGTCCTTTTTGTAGTAACAAGAATACTCTTACAGTTAATACAACAGATGGTAGTATAGGTTGGTATTGTTTCCATGCATCTTGTACTGCTAAAGGCAAGAAACAAGGAGAGAAAAATATGAGTTATGTTAATACAACATTCAAACAGAAAGATGAAAGTTTGGATACAGAATTTTATTTACCTGACAGTTTTAAATCCGTACATTCAAATGAGAAAGCCATGATGTACCTACATAAAAACAATTGTTGGGAAGCATGGTCTTGGGGTAGAGCTGATATTAAGTATGATGTAAAACAGGATCGAGTTGTATTCTTAATTAGGAATGAACACAAAGCACATGAACATGTTGGAGCAATAGGCAGGGCATTGAGTTCAGCAACATATCCTAAGTGGTATATGTATGCTAATAAGGATGTGCCTTTTATATGTGGTATATGTGATGATGCAGTTATTGTAGAAGATTGTGCTTCTGCTTGTGCTGTATCTAATATACTTACAGGAGTTTCTATTATGGGTACGTCATTAAAGCAATCCCATAAAAAATTTTTAAATTCCTACAAGAATTTATATGTGGCATTAGACAGGGATGCAACAACAAAATCATTTGAGATAGCCAGTGAATTAAGACTTGGTGGATTTGAAAATGTTCATGTTAAAACATTGACAGATGATTTAAAATATTTTAATACAGAAGAAATAAAGGAGATGTTCTATGGAAAATAAGACTAATTGGGAAGAGATGTACAAGAAGGAATATAAGCTACGACAAGAAGCCGAAAAAGAAATTTGTGAATTGAGGCAGGACAATAGAAGGTTAGCCCATGAAGTTGAAGATAAAATTAATCGAATAAGAAAGTCAGGGATGTAATGATAAATAAATATGAAATAAGAGAACCTGTTTGGAAAGATAATAGCATAGGAATTGCTGACTTTAGATTAAAAAATGATTTACGAGTTGATATAACTTATAAAAATAAAAACAATGAACGGATTTTTCCAGATACTTATATTATAAAAAATCCTAATTTGATAAATAGAGACTATCAGATTATACATGGTAAAAAAATATATAAATTTTTAATAAACGAATTAGAGGTTTATATAGAAAAGGAGTATAGAAAATGATAGAAAAACAAATACTTAAGTTAATGTTGAATAAGAAATTCTATGTTCAATACAAAGGACAAATATCTAGGAATGTATTTCAAGGTAGCTTCGGTGCTTTGTTTGAAACTATACAAAAGGCACATGAAAAGTACGATGCCGATTTAAGTGTTGATGAATTGTATACCCTACACACAGGAGTTTATAATCCAGCACTTACTCGTGCAGCCAAGGAACAATTCAGTGAACTTGTTGAGGACATTAAAGAAACAACAGAACCTAGTGAAGCTATTGCTAAAGATATTGTTAATATCATGTCACAAAGAGACGTGGCTCAGCGTATAGCTATAGAAGCTACAGAAATATTTAATGGTAAACCTGCTGAGTTTGATATTATTAATAAAATTATTGAAGACCACAAGAAAGGATTACCTGAAGAAAAATTGGAATCTGTAACCGATGATATTGAAGATTTAATTAAACAGTTAAATGTAATAAGTAAATGGCAATTTAATTTAATGAGATTAAAAGAAAATATTAGTGGTGTTGGACCTGGAAATTTGGTTATTGTATTTGCAAGACCCGAAGTAGGCAAGACTGCTTTTTGGGTAAGCCTTGTTGCTGGACCTAGTGGTTTTGCCGAGCAAGGTGCAAAGATACATGCATTTATTAATGAGGAACCTGCAGTACGTACTCAAATGAGGGCTATCACTTGTTTTACAGGATTAAATAAAGAACAGATCAGCGAAAATATTGGTGAGGCTTACGAAGAATGGAAAAGAATAAAAGATAATATTGAAATGATTGATACAGTTGATTGGACAGTTCAGGATATTGATCGCCATTGTGAAAAATATAATCCAGATGTTGTTGTAATCGATCAGCTAGATAAGATAGGTATTACAGGTTCTTATGCAAGAACTGATGAAAAATTAAGGGCTATTTATACCAGTGCAAGAGAGATAGCTAAGAGAAGAAACTGTGTGGTGGTAGCTATATCACAGGCATCAGCAGATGCACATAATAGAAACAGTATATCATTTGATATGATGGAAAATTCTAAAACAGGTAAGGCAGCCGAGGCTGATTTGATTATTGGCATTGGAAGTAATACTACTGCTGATCCAACTAATAATGCGAGAGTATTAAATGTGAGTAAGAATAAAATAACAGGGTGGCATGGAGATCCATCTTGTATTATAGATAGATATACAAGTAGGTATAGTGACTAAACTTAGTAAAACTGAAATAGGAACAATATCTGAACATCAGGCAATTATTAACTTAACAAAAAAGGGATATATGGTTGCTAAAGCGTGTAGTCCACAGTGCCTATTTGATTTAGTTGCTGTTCATCCTAATGGTAAAATTAAATTACTTGATGTAAAGACTAAATCTTTTAGAAAAAAAGATAATTACAAAATTAATAGATGTCTCAATAAAAAGCAGAGACAATTGGGGGTTAAGTTATTAACAATGGATTTAAAAATATGATATCAATAGTAGACGTAGAAACATCTTATCAAAAGACAGGGCATGGTGGTAAAGATCCATTGCCTTTTAACCCAAAGAATATTTTGGTAAGTGTAGGAATTAATGATGAGTATTATTTTACAAACCAT